GCAACGACGTTGCCACGGTCCTGACCTATGCCGGCGGCCTTACGGCGACGTCCTTCGGCGCCATGTACTACCCCTGGGTCCAGGTGGCCGATCCGGCCAGCTCGGCCCCGGGCGCCATGCGCACCAACCCACCGGGCGGCGCCGTCATCGGTCAGTACGCCACCACAGACGCCTCCAGGGGCGTCTTCAAGACCCCCGCCGGCATCAACACCCGGATCTCGGGCGCCGTGGGCGTAGAACGGCGTCTGACCGGCGCTGAGCTGGATTCGCTGAACATGGCGAACGTCAACGCCATCCGCCAGATCCCCGGCGCCGGCATCGTGATCATGGGCGGGCGTACGCTGAAGCTGAGCGGCAGCGACAAGTACATCTCGGTGCGCCGCACTCTGATCTACATCCGGTCTTCGCTCATCAGCTCCACCCGGTTCGCCGTCTTTGAGCCGAACGACGATCGGCTCTGGCTGGTGCTCCGCTCCATGATCGAGCGCTTCCTTCTCGACCTGTGGCAGCAGGGCGGGCTGCGCGGCACCACCGCCGACGCTGCGTTCTTCGTCAAGTGCGATGACGAGCTGAACACCCCGCAGTCGGTGGCGGCCGGCGAGGTCAAGGTGCAGATCGGTGTGGCGCTGCAGTACCCGGCCGAGTTCGTGGTCTTCACGCTCAGCCAGCGTGAGGTCGGCGCCACCGTGACCGTCCAGGTGTAAGGAGGAGATCCCATGGCTGGTGTCGTCGTCCACCCGCTCGCTACCGACCCGCTGCGGAACTTCAAATTCCGCTTCACCATCACCAAGCCCCTGATCCCGGGAATGCTGCAGCTCGGGTTCATGGCCGTCACCGGCCTGGCCGCCAACACGCCGGCCATCAACTACCGGGAGGGCGGCAACAACACTACGACCCGGAAGATGCCGGGCCAGACGGAGTTCCCGGCCATCACCTGCCAGCGCGGCGTGGCGGTCGGTGACGGCGCCCTGTGGGCCTGGTACATCGAGATCTTCCACGTCGTCCAGGGTGGTGGCCGGGGCTTCGCCGGCAACGACTTCCGGGCCGACATGATTCTCGATGTCCTTGACCACCCGGTGTCGATGGGCGTCACTCCGATCAAGGCCCGCTTCCAGATCTTCAACGGCTGGCCGTCGGGCATCCAGTTCAGCGACTTCGATGCCGGCGGTAACGCCCTGCTCATGCAGAGCATGGTCATCGAGCACGAAGGCTTCGTCATCGACGTGGCCTCCGACGCCGGGGCCGTGTCTCTCTAATTCATTCCCACTCAGGAGAACGACATGGAGCACCTAAAAGAGGAAACGCTGGCCGAGCTGCACCAGCTCGGCGAAGCGGCGAAGGAGAACGCAGACCGTATCGACGCACGCCTCAACCCTGATGCGGCCAACCGGGCCGTGGCCGAGGCGCTGCGTCCTTCCGAGACACCGATGATCGACCTGCCGCCGGACTGCTCGACGACGTTGCCGGGCGGCTACATCCACCCGGCTGACGGAAGGCTCTACGTCGATGCCGACGTGCGGGAGCTGACCGGTGCAGACGAGGAGGCTCTCGCCAAGCCCGAGGTGACGAAGAGTCTCGGGCGATTCACGCAGCTCCTTCTCCAGCGCGGCGTGACCCGCATTGGGCCGTTCGAGAACCCCAACAACAACCTGCTCGGCTCGCTGCTGGTCGGTGACCGGGAGACGCTGCTCATCGCCATCCGCCAGGCCACCTACGGCACGAACCTGGAGATGTCCGTCGACTGCCCGGCCTGCGTCGAGAAGCTCGACCTCCAGTACGACATCTCGAAGGACATCCCGATCAAGCCGATGGAGGACCCATTCAACCGGAGCTTCATCTACACCACCAAGGACGGCCGCGACATCATCGCCAACCTGGCCGTGGGAACGGACCAGGAATTCATTCTCAATGCCAGCAACAAGAGCGTGCCCGAGCTGAACACCTTGCTGCTGTCCCGGTGCCTGTTCGACAAGGCCGGCGTCCCGCTCGGCATCGAGGGCGTGCGAGCGCTCGGTATCAGCGACCGTCGAGAACTGCTGAAGCAGATCACTGACCGGCAGCCGGGGCCGAACTACCACAGCCTCGACGTCGACTGCCCTGTCTGTGCGAAGAACTTCCCGATCAGCCTCACCCTCTACGACCTATTTCGTTGACACGCCGTATCAGATGCGGCATCTGCAGTATGGCGTTCTGGTCGGAGCATTCAATTGGAGCCACTCGGAGATCGAAGCCCTGACTCCTCGCGAGCGCCGCTACTGGGTTCGCCTGGCTGAAAAGAGATCGAGTGGCCCTACCGCCCACTCCTGAAAACTTCGCTGGAGGCATGCCGCCGGGTGGCCCGGGACGGCGCGTGCGTGACCTCTTCGGTGGCCGGCAGCGGCCGATGATCTCGGTCGACCCGCAGATCACGACGCAGCTCAACACGATCAAGTCAGCGATGGCCGGTCTTACCAGCCAGATGTCGAAGCTGGCCTCGGAAGCCGAGCGCTACGCCCGTGCTATGGGTGCCGTTGCCGGCAGCGGGATGGGCAGCTTTGGTACAGGCGGCCGGCCGGCAAACTTCCCCCAGGTGACGCGCCCAGGCGTGGCAGTACCGAGGGGACCAATGGGGTTCAGTGCCCCGATCATTGGGACCGCCGCTTCTGGTGCAGGACAGGCGGCGCCCGCTGCTCCTGGACGCGGCGGGATCTCGGGATTTCTGAGCGGCCTGGGTGGCGTGGAACTGGCTGTTCTGGCCCCACAGCTCATGCGGATGATGAGCAGCCAGATCAGCAACGTCATCCAGCGGGAGCGGGTTACGACCCGTCTCGGTATGGCGCAGACCGGCCCTTACTCGGGGACGGGCGCTGCGCAGCCGTGGCAGCAGATGCTGCGCAGCGCCCCCGGCTACACGTCGACGGGGGACGTTTATGCCGGCGCTCAGACCCTCGGCCAGCTCGGACTGATGAGGGCGCCGAACGATCCTCGCACGCAGCAGGTCGTTCGGCAGACGGGCCTGGCCGCCATCATGGGCGGGACTAACTACCAGGGCGCCGCCCAGATGGAAGCCGGCTTCATGTCGCCGCAGACGGTCAACGCTTTGCGCCAGGGCGTCATCGGCGGTCGGATGATCAACGCCACCCCCGGCGGCAACCTCCAGCTCTTCGGCCAGCAGGGCCTCCTGGAGCAGATGTACGGAGCGGTCCAGCCCCGCACTGGCGGCCAGCGGGGCGAGCAATTCTGGCGTACTGCTCTTCGTCCCGGCTCACCGATGTACCAGAGCATGCAGGCAGCCGGGATGAGTCCCGAGCAGATGCAGCTCATGCAGCAGTACGGGATCGCTCGCGCTGAGCCGACGGCCGGCGGGGGGCAGAGATCAGCGGCCGACGTTCAGAAGACGCTCCAGAAGCGGTACGAGGACACCGGGGAGACGCTGCGTCAGCTCCAGGCGTCGTGGAGCGAATTCAAGGATCTGGTATCGACGGGCCTGGTCCCGGTCATCAAGGCCCTGAATACTTCACTGCGCCCACTGGTGAACCTCATCGACTTCATCAGCAAGAAGCTCCCGCAGGCTGACAAGGTCTTCGGAGCACTGATCGGCGCCCTCATTGCCTGGCAGCTCAAGGTCCGCATTGCTTCAGCATTCGAAGGAACCGGGGCGGTCGGTAAGTTCGGGTCCATGGCGGGAGGCACCCGCCTAGGCGGGATGATGGGAGGGGCCGAAGGAATAGGGACGGCCGTTGGTTCGGCGTTCGGTTACGGCGCTGCGGGAATGATCGGTGGTCAGATCCTGCAATCGGCCGTTGGTGGTGAGCACGGCACAGCTCGAAGCCGGATTGGCGGGGCACTCGGCGGCGCAGCGCGAGGAGCTGGTCTGGGAGCAGGCATCGGAGGCATCCTTGGTGCCGGCGTTCTGAGCTGGGCCAGCGCCCCCGTCGGGGCGGCCATTGGTGCCGGCATCGGCGGCGTCTGGGGCGCGCTCACTGGTGATGCCTGGCCCGAGTGGATGCGTGATGGCGTCGGGGACAGCGACGCCACTCCGAAGCCGCCGAGTGGCGGTCCGGCCTCGGGCAAGGATCTCCGCGGCGCCAAGACCAGCGACTCGAACATGAACCCGGAGTTCGTGAAGCGGCTCCAGCAGATGTTCACCGACAACCCCAACCTCAGCCTGACGTCCGGCTGGCGCGACGCCGCTACCCAGGCCCGGCTCTACAAGGAGAAGCCGGGCCTCGCAGCTCCTCCGGGCCACTCCAACCATGAGAAGGGCCTGGCCGCCGACATCGGCCCGGCATCCGAGTACAACTGGATCGCCGCCAACGCCGGCAAGTACGGCCTCTTCCTGCCGATGCCCGTCTCGGCCGACCGCAAGGCGAAGGGCCAGAAGATTGAGCCGTGGCACGTCGAGGGCACCGGTATTACTGGCGGCACCACTGCGTCGGCGAAAGCGGCAGCCCCGGTAACGGCGTCGACGACCACGGCAACTGCAAAGACGAAAGCAGCCACTAAGGCCGTCAGTCCTGAGGTCAGGACGTCGACGGTCACCGGTCCGGGTGGCGGCGCCTGGCAAGAGGCCACGGCCATCCAGAGCACGCTGGGAGGCTCCCAGATCGGTGACGCCTGGGAGGGCGACAACACCGTCGTCTTTCCCTACACGACCGGCGGCGGATCACAGAGCCGTGGCACAGGCGGGAACCTCACCATCGGTCGGATCGAGATCAACCTCACCATCGCCCGGGGGACACCAGAAGAGGCTGAGCGCACAGCTCGGTATCTCGGGACGCTGTTGGGAGACAGGGAGCGCATGATCGCACTCGCTCGCGGGACGGCGCCCTGATGGGGACGTTCGCAAACATCGTGTGGGCCAACCAGCCGACGACCCAGATGTCGGGCGAGGACATCGCCCGGTACGCCTACCAGGCCGGCATCACCGACCCGAATCAGCTCACCATCGCCGTGGCGGTCGCCAAGGCCGAGAGTCACTGGGTGCGCGACGGGATCTCGGTTACCAACGACTACGGCATCTGGCAGATCAACAAGCCGGCGCACCCGAGCTACGACGCCGCTCGGCTCCTGTCGGACCCTCTCTACAATGCCCAGGCGGCCTACACGATCTCGGGCGGGGGCAAGAACTGGGACGCCTGGTACACCTACAAGCCGTCGGGCAAGCCGAGCGGCACCGGTCCCTACCGCAATTACCTGAACGACGCCACGAAGATCGTGAGCACCGTCATGGGGACCACGGTGAACCTGCCGACCAACCCTGTCTCCAATCCCCCGGCGCAGGTGGCCGACTCCCCGGCGGTCGAGTCGAACAACTCGACGTACACCTATGGCCGGAAGTACTCGCCGGCCTTCATCCAGCAGAAGTTCGACGACCGGCACCGTAGGGTCGGCACGCGCTCGAAGCTGCTGGACATCTTCGCCGGTCCGACCTACACAGGCGTGATCCATCCGCTCGACCCGTCCAAGAACACCGGGGCGCCGAGCGCCATGAGAAATGCGCCGGCTGCCGTCCCGTTCATCGATGGCGACCCGAGCATTTCGGCTGGTGTCTCGGTGTATGACCTCTACTTCGAATTCAACCCGGCCGAGATCGTCTTCACGTACCAGGGCAACCCGAGCATCCTTCCGATCGGGTCCCTCGATGAGTCGCAGACCGATCCCACGCTGCCGATGGCCGACTCCAACACCACCATGTCGTTCGACCTTTTCTTCGATCGCACGTACGAGGTCATGGGCGGCAGCGATCTCGGCGTCCTGACGGACGTCCGGGCGCTGGAGCAGATCGTAGGGATCTCCGCTGACCGTCCGGTCATGCTGCTCAGCCCTGTTGAGATCCACTTCGGCTCTCCGGTCTACTTCCACTTCCCGGCGATCATCAGCAACTGGAGCGTCCGCTACACCCATTTCAGTCATGACATGGTGCCCATGCGCTGCACCATCAGCGTCACAGCCACGCGGATCTCCTCGGCGATCTTCGCCTCGAAGGACGACGCCAAGACCTACAGCGCCGATGACTGGCGCACGAAGGCCCCGACGGCCACCAGCTCGACCACGACCACCACTTCACAGTCGAGCACCCAGTCCGTTAACTCGACCATTGCACCGGCCCTGGCGTTCGGGGGAATCTGATGATCCTTCAAGGCTCGCGCTATGCGCAGGCCCGCATCGTCCGGGTCACGTTGTCCGACGGCACGTTCCAGTGGGCGGTGCTCAACGAGCGCCAGCACGAAGTTCGCACCGTGGTGTACCGGTACCGAACGGCGATCCTCGGGGACCGGTTCGACTCGATCGCCGCCCGGGAGTATGGGGACCCGTTGCTGTGGTGGGTCCTGGCTCGCGCCAACCCCGAGGTGTTCTACCCCGACGCAATCCCGGCCGGCGCCGTGATCAGGATTCCTGATGCCCAGAGCATTCGCTGAGGTCGTGCTCCCTGAGCAGGGAGAGCTGCGTCCGACGACGGTTCTCGTCGCCCAGATCGAGAACGCCCACGACGTCGCCACCTTCGTGGCGGCGCCCACCTCCTTGCCGGCGAGCCTGCCCGAGGCCACTCCGCTCCAGATCCGCTGGGGGTACGAGTACGGCGGCCAGCAGAATTTCTACGGGTACGTCCACCACGTCGAGCCGCTGTACACCGAAGGCGATCAGCACATCAAGGTGGTGTGCATCGGCGCTTCGCTCCCCCTTCGCTCAGCTCTTCAGCGGACGTGGCGGTATCAGAGCTACGACTCCATCGTCAGGGAGGTAGCGGCGTACGCCTTCCTGTCAGCCGACGTCGAGCCGCACGACACCATCTGGCCCTACGTCGTCAGCAGCGGCAGCGCCTGGGATTTCCTGCTCGGCCTGGCGCAGAAGATCGGCTACGTCCTCACCGCCAATGGGACCGAGGTCAAATTCATCTCGCCGGGCGAGGTTATTCAGCGAGGGATGACGGCAGCGCCGCTTCTTGACCTTGACCTGTTCCGGCCCGTCATGGGCCTGACCGTCGAGGACGGGCTGCGGCGCCGGCAGAGCTTCGGCCTCGATCAGCGCAGCGGACGTTTGTTCTCGACGGCGTCGGGGACACCGGGGTATCCCGTAGACCTGGAGACGGGAGCTGTGACGGCATCGCCGGGTGAGGCGTCGGCCGTTCACGCCGGCCTCGAATGGCGCAACCGGTTCCCGCATCAGGCCGATGCCGAGGCCACAGGGGACGCCACCATCACGCAGGCGTCCTTGGTCTACGTCCAGAACGTGGCGGCGGATTACGTGGGCCAGTGGTACGTCCATCAGGTCGAGCACGAAATCAACGGCGGTGCCTACCAGTGCTACCTGAAGCTCGGCCGCCGGACGCGAGAGCCATGGCCGTCCTTCACCCGGCCCGGCCAGCCAGTGCGAATTCGAACCGATCCCTACGGTGAGGTGACCGGCAACGCCCCGCCGAGCGTCCTGAACAACGGGGTGTGGCGCTCAGGATGGGCCAGGAGAGCCTCCTGATGGACTTCTACGGCGTCTACAAGGGCATGGCAACCCAGACGGTTGACCCTGAGGGCCTCGGGCGTCTCAAGGCCCAGGTGCCGCAGGTGCTGGGCAACGAGGAGACGGACTGGGCCTGGCCGGCGCAGCCGAATATCGCTGGCGTCCCGGCACTCCAGTCCGGCGCCCCGGTATGGATTCTCTTCGAGGGCGGTGATCCGCACCACCCGGTGTGGCTCGGGACCTGGGCCAAGGTTGGTGGGGCGCTCCCGCCCCTGCCTGACGTGACGACCAACACGGCCAGCATCGCCGCCCTTCAGGCAGCACTGGCGGCGCTCCAGCAGCAGGTCGATGACAACGCAGTCGTCCACTGGATGACGAGGGTGACGAGCTGATGCCGATCCTTGCGAAGAAGCTCACCCAATTTGCTCCGACCACGGCCGAGCTGACGT